CAGAAGTAAAAAGAGTAGCATTTGATTTGAAACTATTTGGTAATGCTGCACTACAAGTATATTGGAACGATGAACATACAAAAATCGTTAAGATGTATCAGGTGCCAGTACAAACACTTCGTGCAGAAAAACTTTATTCTAATCCTCGTATTGAAAACTATTACTATTGTGTAGATTGGAATGACCAAAAGAAAGTAAGAGATAAAAAGAAGATACCTGCTTTCGGCACATCTAATGAGAAGATGGAAATACTTTACATCAAACATTATTGTCCAGGTTTGTATTATTACGCATTGCCTGATTATGTTTCAGCATTACAATTCGCAGTATCAGAGGGGGAATTATCCAATTTACATTTACACAATATCACAAATGGTTTCTTACCGCTTGTAATGGTAAACTTTAACAATGGTGTTCCTGCTCCTGAAGAAAGACAAACAATAGAAGATTTATTACAAGCTAAATTCACAGGTACAAATAATGCAGGACGTTTTATGTTATCTTTCAATGATGATGTAGCAACGAAACCTACAATTGATACAATCTCTATTGATAATATGCATGAGAAGTTTCAGTATGTTGCAGAATATGCACAAGATAGAATACTTGTAGCACATAGAGTAACATCACCATTACTATTCGGTATTCGTACTGCAAATAATGGTTTCTCTTCACAAAGTGAGGAAATGAAAACAGCATTCTCTATCCTTCAAACAATGACTATCATGCCATTCCAAAATCTTATTGTAAATGCATTAGATTATGCATTCCAAATTGGTGGATATGATAGTAGAGAATTATATTTTGAACAATTAACTCCATTAGTAATTCTTTCTACAACAGCAGAAGAAACTGGCAAATCAGTACAGCAAGTTGAAGATGAAGTTAATGATTCAATGCAAACACCTGAAGAAGGTCAAACAGATGCAGAAACAAATCCAGATTCAGTAATCCCTAAACAAGATTTAGAGATGAGAGAATTTGTAATGCCTGCACATTTTAATAAAGAATACGAAATTTATAAATAATATGTCATACGCACTTTTTATTAGCAGAAACGATATAATTAAAAATTCACCACTACAGGGTGCAATTGATGCAGATGCACTTCTACCATTTTGTAGAACTGCACAGGACAAGTATCTTAAAAATCTTTTAGGTACTGTCTTATTTGAATATCTGCAAGCACAGATTGTAGCAGGAACTTTTGGTTCATTGAGTTCTTATTATCAGGACTTAATGGATGACCACATAAAGTATACACTATTATGGTATGCATGTGTGGAGTATATTCCATTTAGTTCAGTACAATTCAAATCTAATGGTGCTGTTAAACAACAAAGTGAACAGGGTATTGCACCAACTAAAACTGAAATAGATTATCTTAAACAAATGGCTCAAGCAAATGCTGACTATTACGCATTAAGATTACAAAATTATTTAATTGCATATTCTAATAACATTCCACAATATCTTGAAAGTGTTGGAAATCAAACACAGATTTATCCTGACCAATCAAATCAATATTTTGGAGGTATTCAATTATAATCTATGCCACAACAAATTGTACATAACACAGGTGTAAACTACTCACTCTATTACAATGTTCTCAATTATTTTAAAACAATAATGAGAAATCACCCTACTATCCAATCGGTAACGTATGGTGATATTGATATGATAGATGATAAATCTTACCCTGAATATCCATTAGGAAATATCTTAATAACTGATACTTCTTTTGGAACATCAACAACTACATTCAATATTCAGTTGATTGTAGCAGATAAACAAAAAGTCCTTAATAACGAATCATCAGGCAGTAGAAACGAACAAACAATTCCTTTCTATGGTGTTGATGATATGGTAGATATACACGCAAACACACTTGCAGTTTTAAATGACCTGACATCTTATACCCAAAGAGGAGTGGCAGGATTTGAAATAAATGGTGATATAACGTGTACACCTTTTTCCGATAGGTTTAACAACGGACTCGCTGGGTGGTCGGCAACCTTTGAACTAACCACTCACAACGATAAAAACCGTTGTCTTTTTTTTTTAATTAACCCTTCGGGAAGTGGTTATATTATTGAGGATTGTGCGGATGGTGAAAGGTATAAAGCAGTTCTAACAGAATCAGGTAGTATAGGACAAGTATTTGCAAGTAGATGGTATCCAAAATCAAATAGAGATATCACTACCTATTATGATTTGAATTGTTATACCATAGTAGATACATTTGAAGGTGAGGATGATTACGATTATGTAAATTTACCTATAATGTATTTACCATATGCGGATTTTGGAACGTGTGAATACTGTGAATTATGGACAAATCCACAAATATGGTCAACTACACCACAGAACTGGGGTTCAGGAAGTGCAGTTGCTTTTAGACAATGGATGTATGATTAAAATAAAATAAAAATAAATGGGAAGTTTAAGTAACTTATATATTTCACAATCTTATCAATCATTACTACATTTTAGTACTGATAATTCAGCATCTGCGACATTGACTCAATTGCAGGATGGTGTTGGACAAAATTTAGGATTGTTTTTAAATACAAATGGTGACCTTCGTACAACTACATCTGTATCATCATCAACAATTGAAGCAACTAATCTTAAAATAAAAAATAAGATTGAATTAACAGGTAGCATTGATATAGATGGACCTGTAACAGCATCATCTGCGTTTATAGAAACAGATTTAATTGTTAGCGGAACACTTTATGCAAAAGAAGTTCACACACTCATAGAATCTTCTTCAATTATATTTTCAACAGGAAGCAACATATTAGGTGATTCTACGGCAGATACTCAAACCCTTAACGGAAAGGTGATTGTATCAGGAAGTGAGGAAATTACCGGGTCTCTGTTCGTTACAAACGATATTAGCGCATCTACTCTAAATGGAGTTGGAAATGTAACCCTATATTCACAATCGGTAGATTATAGATTAGATAATTTAGAAACTTATTCAGGAAGTGCAGAACAAAAGTTTGTAGCAATACAGGCATCTACATCATCTTTAAATAATTTTACTGCATCTGCTAATAATAAATTTTCTGAAATCGGTGCAAGTACCGCTTCATTAAATAATTTTACTGCTTCTCAAGAAATTAAAAATAATACATTAGCATCTTATACAGCAAGTATAAATGATAAATTCGATGCTGTTGGAATATCTACGGCATCGTTAAATTCGTTTACAGGCTCATTAGTTCAAACTTTTGTAACCACTGCATCTTTACAAGCAACTGCATCGTTTTTACAAAATCAAATTGACCAAAAATTATTTACATCTTCATTTAATTCATTTTCTGCATCTGTAAATACATACACATCAAGTAATGATATAAAATGGAATACATTACAAAATGTTACAGCATCTATTTTATCATTTACATCATCGCAAGAATCAAAAGATATAACATTATCTGCCTATACACAAAGTAATGATACAAAATGGTCTACATTATCATCATATACTGCAAGTAACGATACTAAATGGAGTACATTAACTAACGTAACAGCATCTTTATTATCTAAAACTGGCTCATATGCTACGACTGGTAGCAATACGTTTACAGGTGGAAACACATTTAATAAATCTGTAAATGGTTCAGTTAATGCATTAACTATATCATCGAATACAGCGAGTATGGATTGTAGTTTAGGAAATTTCTTTACATTAACTTTAGCATCAGCTGCAACAACAAGATTAAATCCTACAAATATACAAGCGGGTCAAACTATATCATTAAAAATATTACAACCAGCAACTACGGGTAGTTTAACATATAATACATCTACAATTAAATTCCCATCTGCATTACAATATACAGCATCTGCTATATCAAATGCATCAGATATATTAACTTTTGTAACGTATGATACTTCTACATTGTTTGCAGTTGCTGTAAAAAATATGATTTAATATGTATATTCCTTTATCATTTATGGGAGGCTCCGGTACAGGTGCTAGTTGTTATTGTAAAAAATATAAATTTACAGCACTAACAACAGGCTCCACAGTAACATATACTCCATGTAATAGTGAAGTTGTTGTAGCAGAATCAATAGCATCAGGCTCTAGCATTACAGCATGTGTTTCTAATTGGCAAAGTATAAATTATATTGGAAATATTTCATCATCAGTTAGTACAACGCAAGGTGAAGAATATTGTGTAAATACTAATTGTCCTACCTGTGACGGATATAGATATTATTTAGCAGATTTAGGAAGCGGTAGAACTTTTTATTATATACCATGTGGTGCAACATCATCTGCATTAGTTGCAAAAACATTTACTCCTGGTGAAAAAGTTGCACTTTGTATAGCATATCCACAAACAATGTATATTTCGGGTGGTTTCAAGATGGATAGAATGAGTGGTTATTTAGGTAGATGTGTAGATACAGGCTCTGTTTGTAATTCCCCTGCAATTCCTTTAATTGGTGATTTTGTAAGTGGTGGAGTTATAGCATGGCTAACAGGAAGTAGTTCAACTAATTTTTATAGTACTGCATTGATATCAACAACACAATCATTAGCTGATTCATCATTATCATCATCATTTGCAAGATTTGGATATTATGGAACACAAACTAATATAGTTTCTAAAACCGATGGTATAACTAATACAGCTGCTTTAGCAAATTATACTCCAACTACTGCATCTATAGCAGCAAATGTTGTATATAATAAAAATATTAATGGATTTACTGATTGGTATTTACCTGCTCAAAA